AGTTATGGGACTTTTTCTACTGGCATTAACATACCGAGTATACGCAATGTAATTTTTGCCTCACCTTCAAAATCTAGGATTAGAAACTTACAGAGTATCGGTCGTGGATTAAGAAAGGCAGAGGGAAAAGATTTTGCGACACTGTATGACATTGCTGATGATTTGACTTGGAAATCAACTAAAAATCATACTATCCAGCACTTCGTTGAAAGAATAAAAATCTATAACGAAGAAAAATTCGAGTACAAAATCTATACAGTGGAGTTAAAGTAATGTCTATTGTAGTCAACGTAAAATTAGTAAATGGTGATGATCTTATTGCTAAGTTAGTTCATGAGGATGATTATTTTTATATATTTGAAGAACCAATGATTGTGGAAGAAAGAGTAAATAGTGCTACGGGTGCATCCGTTTTAGTTTTAGTGAAGTATGTTCACACAAATGATTTGGGCACTATTGAATTAAGAAAAGAACACGTTATTGTAGTTACGCCTGTGCAACCTGTGTTCGAAAAATACTATCATGTTTCAAAAATATACAATGCAAAATATATTGAACCGAATGTTATTTCTGAAATAGAAAAAGTAACGTCTGCGATGGAGGATGTTCTTATATCACCTGAAAGAGTGACTCGTTCTAAATCTGAGTTGAAGTCAACAGGTAATAATACAATTCATTAACCACATAGTGATTATATAGGAGTTTTTAGATCATGTCAACCACTAAAAAGGTAGGACGCGGACATTACGTCAACAATAAAACGCTACTTGAAGAAATGACAAAGTATCGTGAAAAGGTGCAGTTAGCAAAAAAGGAAGGCACCACAAAACCTCCTATACCTAATTATGTCGGGCAAGCATTATTGTTGATTGCAAATCGACTATCACACAAACCAAATTTTTCAAATTATTCTTATAAAGAAGAAATGATCTCTGACGGAATTGAAAACTGTATTATGTATATTGACAATTTCGATCCTGAAAAATCTAAAAATCCATTTGCATATTTTACTCAAATAATTCATTATGCTTTCATTCGTCGTATTCAAAAAGAGAAAAAGCAACAATATATAAAGATTAAGAACATGGAAAATTCTTTCATCTTTAGCGAACTGTCTGACCATATGGATGGGCATGAAGCGGATATGGGGTTACCTAGAAGTAACTTATTTGATAATGAAATCACCGCTGAGTTCGTCAAGAATTTTGAAAATTCTCTTGAAAAGAAAAAGAAACCTGACGAAAAAGTAGGAATCGAAAAGTTTATAGAAGGACCGGTTGACAATGAAAAGCAACTATGATAACGTATTACCTGTTGTGATCCAACAGTTGATTGAGAACGTTGACAACAAGAGTATGTCTATTTGGACCCGCGACAATTACTGCGCGATGCTTGAACGTATTCGAAATGCATGTGATAATGCTATTGTAAAGTTTAATAAGGAAAAGTCGGGTGCGTCTCAAGCGCCTGTTAAAAAGAAAGTTAGATAATGAAAATTGCTTTGATAACGGATACTCATTGGGGTGTTCGTGGTGATATTATTGCTTTCCATGATTACTTTAAACGTTCTCTAGATGAATTTTTCTTTCCTGAATTGCGTAAGCGTGGGATTAAAAATATCATTCATCTAGGGGATGTTGTTGATCGCCGCAAGTATGTCAACTTTATGACCGCACATCGTCTGCGTAAAGATTTTCTTGAACCTATTAATAATGAGTTCAAGATGGATATCATTGTTGGCAACCATGATACTTATTATAAGAATACAAACAGCATCAATGCACTTGATGAACTTGTTAACGGCAAATATGAGAATATAGAAATCTATACAGAAGCAGAAACTGTTTTGTATGATGATGTTCCTATTCTCTTTATACCATGGATAACAGATGAAAACAGAGAAAACACATTATACAACATCAAGGCGACCGATGCCCAAATCGCCATGGGACACCTCGAACTCACTGGTTTCGAGATGTATAAAGGCCACGTTAACGACCATGGAATGGACCATAATCTCCTTTCTCGCTTTGACGTTGTCTGTTCTGGGCATTATCATCATAAGTCTAGTAATGGCAGTATTAACTATCTGGGCGCTTTTGCTGAGCACATTTGGTCAGATTTTGATGATCCTCGTGGCTTCCATATATTTGATACAGATACTCGGGAACTAGAATTCATACAAAATCCTTTCAGTATCTTTAAGAAGATATGGTATGATGATATGAACAAGAACATGGATGAGGTTTTGCTTCATGATGTCCAAACAAAAGATTGCATCGTCAAAGTTATTGTCAAAAACAAAACAAATCCTTATTGGTTCGATCTATTCATTGATGCGATTGAAAACACAACGCCGATTGAACTTCAAGTAGTCGAAGATCATTTACATCTTGACATTGAAGATGATTCTGATATTATCAATGAAGCAGAAGATACGATTTCTATCTTTAGAAACTATATCGAACAAATGAATCTCGATGGTGGTAAGAAAGATAAACTTAACAAAACCATCATGGAGCTATATCAAGAGGCAATGCAAATACAGTGATTTTATTTAAAAAATTGAGATGGAAGAATTTCCTTTCAACAGGAAATATCTTCACTGAGTTAGATTTGTGTTCAAACAAAACGACTCTAGTTGTAGGTGAAAACGGCGCAGGCAAGTCGACCATGCTTGATGCGCTGAGTTTTGTATTGTTCAACAAACCTTTTCGTAAAGTAAATAAACCACAGTTGATGAATTCTATCACAAAGAAAGAACTTTGTGTTGAGGTAGAGTTTCAGGTCAATACTGCAAATTATAAAATCATTCGTGGTGTCAAACCTGATGTGTTTGAAATCTATAAGGATGGTATACTTCTCAATCAAAATGCAAAGAGCAAAGATTATCAAGAAGTATTAGAAAAGCAAATCCTCAAAATCAATCACAAGTCATTCTGTCAAGTCGTTGTTCTAGGATCAGCGACCTTTCAACCATTCATGCAATTACCTGCACAGGCGCGCCGTGAGATCATTGAGGATCTACTCGATCTTCAAATCTTTACGTCTATGAACGCTTTGTTGAAAGAAAAGATTACATCAAACTCTGATAATCTAAACAAGTGTCAATCAGACAAGCGTGTTGCTGAAACACAACTTGAAATGCTTAAACAGCATGAAGTTTCTATTCAGTCAAACAATGAAAAGCAGATTGAAGATAAGCAAAGTAAGATTGATGCAACCATTGAATTGATTGACAAGACAAACAATGAGATTGCAGAAATCATTGCAACAGGTCGTGCGCTAAAAGAAAAGTTATCAGATCAAGATACGATGAAAGACAAGTTGACTAAACTCGAAAAGTTTAGAATACAACTTAAGTCAAAGATTGACAATGCACAAAAGACAATCGGGTTCTTTCATGACCATGATAACTGCCCAACGTGTAAGCAGGGTATCGACCATGAGTTCAAAGAACAAACTATTCAAAACAAAACATCTCAGATCACTGAAATTGAAGAAGGGCTAAATAAACTCGAAAGCGAGCGTAAAAAGGTTCTCGAAAAGTTAGATGAGTATAGCAAAATTAATAATGAGTTGCACGACTATAATCTTCAGTTGTCGCAACTAAATACTAAGATATCTGGTTGGAATGAAAACATCAAGAATTGGAAAGATGAAATCGCATCTATTCGTGATGACAATAGTCAATCAAATGTCGAAAAGATTACAGACATTGAAACGTCATTGAAAACATTAGAGAAGGTATTCAATGAACTTCATGAAGAAAAAACTGTTCTTGCAGCAGCAGGTGTTATATTAAAAGATGGTGGCATCAAGGCAAAGATTATTAAGCAGTATGTTCCTATCATCAATAAGTTGATTAATAAGTATTTGTCTGCAATGGATTTCTTTGTTCAGTTCGATCTTAATGAACAGTTTGAAGAAACTATCAAGTCACGTTTTAGAGATGCGTTTAGTTATGCGTCTTTCTCTGAAGGTGAAAAGATGCGTATCAATCTTGCCATTCTATTTACATGGCGTGCGCTTGCAAAGTTGCGTAACAGTATCAATACAAATCTATTGATTATGGATGAGGTGTTTGATAGTTCTCTTGACTCAAATGGTACAGAAGAATTCTTAAAAATACTTCAGTCGTTGACAACAGACACAAATACCTTTATCATCAGTCACAAACAAGATCAGTTGTATGATAAGTTTGAAAAGGTAATTAAGTTTGAAAAGCATAAAAACTTTTCAAAGATGGTATAGGAGTTCTAAATGAATTACGGAATTAAAATAAAAGGACCTGAAGGATATAAGTGGTTACAATTCTTCGCAGAAAATGGCGCCCCTACAGGA